TCGCGGCCCCCTGATCACGCCCGGGCGCACCGCCGCGCCAGGTCGCGGTATTCGTTCCATTCCAGCGGGAACGCCGCTCGAAGTTTCGCGAGGTTGACCGGATCCGCGTGCATCGCCGCGGCGCCGAGCCGCTTCATGAACGCGCCGCCGAGACGGATCATCGCGTCGGCGATCTCGTAGTCAGACACGTCGTCATTCATACGGCCCCCAGGGCGTCACCGACGGCGACGTGCGGCGGGGAGCGGGGGGAGCGTCGCCTTCGCGGCGCTGGGTCTCGGCAAGGTCGCCGCGAAGCCGTGCGGCCGCCGCGGTTTATCGGCACGCGGCCGTTTCAGGTCCGCGAGCACATCCTCACGGCGCCAGCGATACGGGTACCGATCCCACGGGCGCGGGGCAAACGTCCCCCGCTGGAGCTGACTCCGAATCGTGGCCGGCGAGAGGCGATAGATCGGCGCGAGTTCGTCGAGCGTGAGAATCACGGGCAGCGCGTCGAGATCGGACGCGGGGACGACGGGTGATGGTTTCACCTTCACGGCGGGATCCTTCCTTCAGAACGAGCGAGACGGCGTGGGCGCCGGTCACAACATGCGGTGAGCCCGGCGGCGAACTAACAGCCAATGGGGAGCGCGATTCGTCCTACTGTAATGTGCAAATAGGCGCGAATGTTCTTATATAGTTGCGCGTTATCGCGTTGTCAAATAATTGCGCTAGAATTAGGCAGAATTAGACTAATTCATACTCTGAGACGCTCTGAGACGTTCTGAGACTGAGATCTGCCGACATGCCACGACGACATCGCCTCCTTCGACTCGGGCCCGGGATTGTTCGCGATGGCGACGCGCTCGTCGCCCGCGTCCGCATTGGCAATTCGCGCGACGGGACACAAACACTTCGGCGCGAACGGTTTCCCCTCGGCACCGATCTCGCGAAGATTCGCGCGTGGCAGCTTGGCGCGAAGTACGAGCTCGCCACGGCGGCGCCGAGCGCGCCCGGGCGCGGCAGCCTCGCGGCGGACATCCGGGATTTCATCGCGGCGTTGCCGGAGGGACGGTACCGCATCGATACCGAAGATCTCTTGACGCATTGGACGAAGAGTCCGCTTGGCGATCGGGATCGCCGCACGATCACGCGACTCGAGATCATCCAGGTGATCTCCGGGTGGACGACCGCGGGCGTGGCCGAGTCCACATGTAATCAGCGACTCTCGCGGTTGCGGAAATTCTTTCAAGCCCTCGATGGGGACGAGAATCCGACGACCGGCATCGCGCGGTTAGCGCCACCGAAAGCGGAGCCGCGCGACATTCCCGCGCGGATCGTGCACGCGATTCTCGAGGCGCTCCCGGATCGGGGCCGGGCGGGGCGCGGCGAAGAGCGCCCGACGATCTCGGAGTCGAAGATCCGTCTTCGCGTGATGGCCTGGACGGGGATCGCGCCGGCGACGTTGCGGCGCGTGCGGCCGCGTGATCTCGATCTCGCGCACGGGCGCGTGTACCTGCGCCCCAGGCGCAAGGGCAAGGGGACACACGGCGCTTGGGTGACACTACTCCCGCGGGCCGTCGAGGCGTTCCGCGACTTTGCGGCCGCGAGCCTCTTCGGGCGGACCTGGTCCGCATCGAGTCTCGGTAAGACCTGGCGCGTCGGGATCGCGCGGGCGACGGCCGCGGCCGCGCGCGTCGCCGCCGAAGACGGGGGCGATCGCACCTGGACCGAGGAGATCGCCAAGCTCCCGCCGAATTGTCATCCGTACGATTTACGTCACGCGTTCGCGTCGGAAATCTATCGCGAGACCGGCGACATCGGCGCCGTGTCGGAGCTCCTGCAGCACGCGAGTTTCGAAACGACGAAACGGTACACGCGGGGCGCCGTGTCGGCGCGCGTCGCGGCCGCGATTGCCAAGGCGGGCGCGGCCCAGGCGACGATGCCCACGATCCCCCCGCCCGTCGCGCCCAAAGCGGCGCCGCGCTTGCGCCTCGTGCAGCAAGCCACATCTTGAGAAGGGCCCCTATGACCAAACCTCTCGAAGTCCCACAAACGCTCTATGGTCCGCTGCGAGTCATCCTCAAGGCGACGGGACACACGAAGGCTATTCAACAGGACGGCGCACTGCTCGACCTATCGGGAATCACGGTCATTGCGCGCGGCGGGTCACCCGAGACTAATCTGATCGTCACGTCGCTCCTGTCCAGCCGTACCAAGGAAGGCATGGTCGAACTGGCCTTGAACAGTGAAACGACCCAGATGACGCTCGACAAGGCCCGTGAAGTGGTAGGCATGCTGCAAGGCGGGATCGAAGCGGCGGTCTCTGACCAAATGATCTACATGTTTTTGACGACGAAGGTCGGCCTGTCTGACGAAGCTGCCAGCGCGGCCCTGGTTGACTTTCGAGAACTGCGCCAAGGTTCACGCGAAATCGTGCGGCCGCACTGAACCCCTACCCGCCGGATTCTTGCTTCTTGATCCAGGCGACGAGGGAGTCGAACGGCACCCGAATGTTGCGTTTCCCGACGTTGACGGACGGGAGATCCCCGTCCGCAATCAGGCGATACACCGACGCCCTGGAGATCTGGAACTCGCGGGCGACGTCCTCCGGTTTCAAGAGCCTGGTAGGCGCCGAGTCCGGAGGCGGGGCTTTGCGTTTTGGGGTTCCCCCAGGGGTTCCCCCACGTTTTCGCACTGCGCGTATTTTGGCCTATTTTTAACTAATTTAAAATACGCTTGGGGCGACCCCGCACGCGCCACGGCCGAAAAAATCCCCGTAAACCCTTGTATTCATTGGCGCGCCCGGCAGGTCTCGAACCTGCGACCCTCGGCTTAGAAGGCCGATGGTCAGCCGCATAAGTATGTGATTCGAGATGACTTCCACGCGGGGTTCCCCCACGGGGTTCCCCCACAAGGCCAGATCGCGCCTATTTTGCGGTCACGAAGTACGTACTTTCGCGTCACGCCCCGACGACTTCGATCGTCACCGTCAGGTACGTGATCACCGCGCCCGCGCTCCAGGCTTCGTTATTCAATTTCGAGATGATCAACTGATTAGGGAACGCGGGGTTCGCCAGGACGTACCCGTGCGCGTTGACCCCGCCCTGCTGATGAATCGCGGGGCTCACCCCGTACGCGTTGAGGTTGTACCCCGTGGGCATTTTGAGACGGAGCCCTGACGTCGAGCCCGTGAGCGTGCCTGACACGGCGACGTGAAGCCGCATCGTAAACCCGACGATCGCATAGCGGTGGACCTGGACCCCGCTCCCGATCACGGTCCAGGCGACGCCCGCGTCGGCAGTGAAATAGTTCGCGGGATCGAAGGGGACGGGGATCCAGATCCCATCGGGGCGCCAGGTCGCGCCGTAGTTCGGATCGCTTGTGTCGCGGACGAGCGTGTACCCCTGCGTCCCGCCCGTAAACGCGTGCCCGTCGTTCCAATGTGACGGCTGGACCTGGGTCGCGTCGGGCCCGTCGGGCTTCGCGCTCCGAAACCGATGATCGAGAGTCTTCATGTTTGCTCCAGCAGGAGGCGCGCCAACACATCATCGAAACTGAACCGCGTCGTCGACGCGTTGACGACGCGGCGCGGGTACACGTCCGGCGCAAACGCGACCTCGTCGACCGTGACCCGCTGAATGAGGAAATCCCCCGTCAGATTCGTCGGCGCGGGGAGCGCGACGTGGACCGTCCGGCCGCTCCGGGCTTCGGGATCGTGCGTCGTGTAGGTGAGCCGCGTTTCGATCGTCTTGAAGAGCGCGAGCTCCGCCAGGCCCCGCGCGCGGGCGCCGTCGTCGCTCAACCGGCGATCCTGGATGTAATGCTCCACGATCCCGTCGCCGCCTTCCACGGCCGCGAGCGCCGTCTGGGCGGCGGCGTCGTCGACCTGGACGATGAGTTGCACGTCATCGCCGATCGTCGCGCGTTGCGGCGGCGCCACGCCCGCGAGCGTGGGCGCGGTCGACAGGACGGTCCCCGCGGGAATCTCGGCGGCGATCGCCCCCTGGCCCGAGGCGGGGATCCCGGTCAGCGAAAAGCGGCCCGCCGCGGTCGCCGTGCCCGTGTACCGGATCACCTGCTCCTCGACGAGAATCCAGCCGGCCGTCGGAATCCCGGTGAGCGCGTCGACCTCGAGCGTCGTCGCGCCCGCCGGCGTCGGGGGCGGTTGCGAGCCGGACTGGCCGGGGATGCCTTGCGGGGGGAGCGGCGCCCCGCCGAGCGCGGTATCCGCGGCGGGATCGGTGTACGTCGTCGTCGTGTTGTCGTTCAACGCGACGAGCTCGCGCATTTGCGATCCGCCCGCGGCGGTCCGGAACACGCGCCGGCGCACGGTCCCCGCGGGGCCGAGCGCGATCCCCGAGACCAGGACCGCGCCCGTCGTGACGCGGTTGATCGTGGGCGCGAGCTGGCCCCCGGTTGCGGGGAGCGTATCGGCAAACGTCGTCGTCGTGTTGTCGCCAATGTGCGCGACCAGGCGGTACTCGCCCCCGCCATCTTTCCGGTACAGCCGGCGGGCGACGACGCGGGCATCGGTCGACGTCGGGAGCGTCACCGTCGCCCCTTCCCCGCTATCGGCCGTCGAGAGAATCGGGAGCGCGGCCGTCGGGAGCGCGGCATCGGCCGAAATATCGCTGAACTGTCCCGAGCCCTGGACCGCCATTACGAAGCGGTACGGCATAGCGGCGCCCGCGCTCGTCGCCGCGGTTGTCGATCGGTAGATTTTTTGTGCGACGACCCGCGGATCGGTGACTGGCACGATCGCGATAACGTGGGTCTGGATCCCTGGGGTTGTTTCGACCGCGGCGCCGAGCGGGGACGGCGCCGTTTCCCCCGCGGCCGTGACGTACGTCACACGGTACGCGCGAAACCCGACGTCGACCGCGCCGCCCGCCGACGCGTTGACCGACGGGGGCGCCGCGGGTGCCGCGACCGGCCGCCCCGTCACGATCGGCCCCCCCGTCGTCGCGATCGTCTCATTGCCCGCCGCGTCGACGTAACTGGTCGCGTACGTGGCCGTCACCCCCGCCCGGATCGGCCCCGCGATCGGCGGGGTCGGGAGGATCGCGGTCGTCGGGGGCGGGTTCGCGGCCGGGGCAATCGTGAGGGGCGCGGACGGGGCGCCGACGTCTGACCGCCGCCCGTCGGACAGTTCCACCGTCACCGCGTACGTATAGGGCCCGCCCGACATCTGCCCGGGCGTCGACGCGGGCGCGAGCGCGGCCGCCGGGGCGCCTGGCGCCGGCGGCGGCGGGATCGGGTCGACGGGCGGGATGTCCGCGGTGAACAGGCCGAGCGTGTTCGCCTTAACCCCGCCGGCGTGCGTCCCGGTATACGTCACGAGCGCGGGCCCGATCTTCGCGCGGCCGCCGGCCGCGGGGAAGGGGAGCACCGTCGACAGCGGGATCAACGTATCGACCGTCGTGAGGGTCGCCGCCGCGGTCCCCCCGGCCGCTTCCACGATTACGCGCGTTCGGACCTGGGTCAGATCCGCGGAGATCTTCAGGCCGCTGAACCGGCCGCCTGGCGTGATCGGCGCCGGGGCCGGCCCCGGTTCCGTCCCGACGAAGAAATGCAGATCGCCGACGTAGTCGACATACCAGGACGCCCCGATCCCTTTCGCCAGGCGCGAGAGGGCGCCCGACACATCTTCGAACGTGAACGTCATCCCGGAGATCGAGGGCAACCCGGCCTGGACGTGGGCCGTCGTGATGACCGGCGCGAACCGGGCGATCAGGTCCTTCACGATCGTCGTGGCGCTGGCGGTGAGGTACTCGGTCGTCACGGTGCGATGATTCAGGCGCCGCGAGAAGTCGACACAGGACAGGTCGTAGCGGACATGTGTCGGGATATCGAGCTCCGCGTACTGCTCGCGGACGGTGATTTGTCCGCCGAAGATCTGCGTCGCGGGGTCGATCGCGCCGAGATAGATCGCGATCGGCGCGCCCGGGAGGATCGGCGGGGGACTGATCGGGCCGGACGGGGTCATATCGGTCGTAAACGCGGCCGGATCGAACGCGTGGACGGCGAACGCGCCTGAACCGGGGGCGGAGGGCCGCGGGGCCGCGACCATCGTGAGCGCGGCGGTGTTCGGCGCATCGTTCAACAGGTCATCGATCCGGAGCCGGCCGAGGCGCGCGAACGGCGTGAGGATCCGCCCGCCGACGACGACGACGACATCGGTCGCCGCCACGTTACACCGTCCCCAGGCGGCGCGTACCCCTCATGCCTTGCATGACCGCGCTCGACACGAGATCGGCCATCATCGCGCGCGTCTGGGGATCATCGGTCCCGAGCATCCCCGACATGTTCACGGTGATCGTCGTGGCCCCCGCGCCGCCCCCGCCCGCCCCGGCGGCCGCGCCAGGCGTGAGCGTCCCGAGCGTGATCGGGTCGCCGAGTGACGCGAACCCCGCCGCGACGTCGCCGACGGCCGCGAGCGCGGGATCGACCATGATCCCGTCGAGCCGGCCGAAGTGTTCCGC